CCAGTTACGGTTGATGCATCTCCCGTGGGTCCCGTCGGGCCGGTCGGTCCGGTCGGGCCGGTAGGCCCCGCGACCCCAGTCGGCCCAGTCGCCCCAGTCGGACCCGTTGCGCCTGTATCGCCCGCAAGCCCCGTTGGACCCTGCGCGCCAGCAGCGCCTGTCGCCCCGGTCGGCCCGGTTGGGCCAGCGACACCATCCGGTCCTGTCGGGCCTGTCGGGCCGGTTGGCCCAGTTACGGTTGATGCAGCTCCCGTGGGTCCCGTCGGGCCAGTCGGACCAGCGCCGCCACCACCGCCGACCTCGACGTCAACGCGCTGGTTCGCCGGATCATTCGTGACCGACGAGCTTCCGATGATATTGATATTCGGCTGTTGACCCACGGGTACGCCATCCGCCTGGATGACCGGCGGCCCGAATTCTACCAGTCCCGGCCACGGGGACAGGCTCATCAGACCTCGCTTGCGACGGCCCGCAGCCGTTCGGCGATATCCTTGAGTCGTTTCAGTTCCGTCTGCGCCGCGTCATGCTGATCTTCGGCTGCTTCCGCCAGCGCGTCGATCGTCGCGTGCTTGGCCGCCAGATCGTCGGCGCTGTCTTTCATCGCGTCGCGCGCCGCATCGGCTTCAGCCGCCACCGCCGCCCGCAACCGGGCCGCTTCCGCCGCGTCCCGCTCGGCCGCCAGTCGGCTTTCCTCGGCCTGCGCCTTGGCTTTCGATATCTCGGCGTTCGCGGCCGCAATCCCCGCCTGCGCCTGCGCGCGGGCGTCCGCCACGATCTGCTCGGCACGCGCCTGCGCGGCTGCCAGCGCGGCCGCCGCTTCCCGTTCGGCTGCTTCGGCGTCGGCCAGCAGCTTGGGAATTTCCTGCGCCTGCCCGACCAGCGCCACAGCAGCGTCGGCCGCGGCCTTGGCACGCTCGTATTCCGCCAGCCTGCGCCCGAGTTCGCCCGGGTCCGCCAGCAGCTTCAGGATACCGATATCCGTCCCCATGACCGCCTCTGTGTTGGATAGTGACATCAGGCAATCCCCGCTTGAATGACCGTGAGGGTGAATGCGCCGCTACCCGACGAACTGTTCATCACAGCGCGAACATATCGGGCGGGATAGGCATAATTTCCTTCGGCGCTACCGGTGAGGGCCGCCAGCGTCGGGTGATTGAATATCTCCGCAGACGACGGTGCACCTGCCTGCACGTCGGCCGGCGTATCCTGAACCGTGACGTTAACGGTTGCCGTGATCGCCAGCGATACCGACAGATTGGCCGGCGAGATATTCACGTTCGACATCAGCCACGCGGTATTGCCGGTCGTGCCGGATCCTGCCGAGACAGCCGTGCCAACTGCGCCATCCGGCGTGATCGACGTGACCGTATTATAGAGCGCCGTGGTGGAAACCGTGTTGTTGCTCGGGCCGGCCAGGACTTCCGTCACGTCGGCGCCCTCGACATCGGTTCCGACGATCGTGAAATCGATGCCGCTGAGATTGGCAACCGCGACGGTAAGCGTTACCGGCCGCTCAATCCCGGCGCCCATGACGGCGCGCGTGACCTGCTGCATGGTGGCAGGCAGATCCTTGAGCGCCCCGTTGATGATGAGCGGCGTCGCGCCGGCGGTGGTCTGCGCAAGGCAGATACCGTCGGCGTCGGCCGCAGGAAAGGTGATTTGAATCGGTCTGGCCATGCCGTACTCCTGTTATGGCACGGCCAGAACCCGTGTGTGCCGCCGTGCCGATCCTTCTGTTACGCCGGAGCGTTGACGACGGTCAGGCCGCTATCGCTGGCTGCCGCGGCAGTCATCGCCATATAGACGTCGCCGCTGGCGGTCGTCTCGACATTCGTACAGCCGGTGAACCAGCAATTGAGCATCTGCAGGAGACCGCCCGGAGCCGCGTTGACATTCGCCGCCTGCGTCATCGCCGATGAGCCGCCCGAACTGGTCGACGCCAGGAAGCTGCAATTCGTGAACCGCGCGTACCGGTCGATGCCGCCGGCGCCGATCAGGATATGCGCCGCATTTGAGCCCGAACCGGTCAGGTAGGATTCGAACACGCAGTTGTTGAAGTGATTGCGCGGACTGCCGCCGGCGATCTCCAGCGTATAGTTCGCGGCCGTGCGGGCGACGGTATCGACGCCGAACACGCAGCTATCGAACGTGCATTCGCCGGTATCGCCGGAGAGAACGAAATCCCGGCTGCCGGTATGCGCCGCCGCCAGTGCCGCGCCGAAGCCCATAAACTCGACGCCGAAGTAACCGTTGCGGCCGCCGGTATCCGACCACAGCACCTGCGCACTGTTGTCCGCGAAGCCGTAGAACGTGCCGATGTTCATGAACATGCAGCCGGCCGCCGTCACCGAAATGAACGGTGTGAACACCGTCGCATCCGATGCCATGGAAATCCGGCTGCGCTTGCCGCGCATCAGCGGGTTGCTGACACCGATGAGATGCGTCTGGGCCTTGTTCCAGACGATCGTCTCGTCGATATACATCGTCCCCTTAAAGATGATGACGTCGTTGTTGTTCGCCGTGCAGGCTGCCAGCGCCGTGTTGATGTCCGTGAACGGACTTTCCAGCGTGCCGGAACCGCCCGGACTCGCCTGCGTGGTCGTGCCGGTGGGCTGCTGAACCCAGTAGTAGTTACCGGTGAACGGCAGCGGGACGCCGGCGACCCAGGGAACACCGAAGCTCGTGGCACCGTTAGGAAAATTCGTGAATCCCATTTTAAATCTCCTGACTTGGGTCCCAAACTCGTGGGCGGCTATTGTTTTCTTCTGCGGTGATTACCCGCAAGTTCCAGTGGACATGTAGCCCGCAAACCGTTTTTCCCCGCAAGGGGACCATGTGGTCCACTTCGTGTTTGACGCCAGTCGCAGCAGTCATGTCGGAAGCATTTTTGTAAATGCGCCCAGTGCGCCCAGTGCGCCCAGCATCTGCGCTAGACAGCCATTCCGGTGTGGCATTTAACCGAAACGCAATCCTTTCCATAGCATCTTGGCGCACACGATGCGGGTTCGCTTTTTTCCACGCCGCCTTCATCTCGGCATGAGCCGCCTTGTTTGTTGACTGCCATGATGTCCCCTCCGCCCGTTTCTGGGCTTCGTGGACGCGCGCCTTTTCCCGAATCACATCACCGTTCTTGGCGTAGTGATTTCTGGTGGCCCTTCTGCCCCATGCGCGCTGGCACTCAATGCAAGAACGGCGTGCCGTAGACCGCTCGCACACATGGCCTGCTTTGCAGGGCTGGCCGGTGAAGTACCGATCAGCACCGCATCGCTTGGCTTCTGTGTATGAGGACGGCATGTTCATGCGGCTACTCTATCACACTTTCCGTCAGGTCGCGCCCTGGCTGCCCCACGAGCCGCGGAAATTCGACACGCCGAACGAATAGCGTTCGATCGCCGACACTTTCACCGACTGGGTATCCGGGTCGGTGTACATGTCGGTTTCGAGGGCTTCACGTTCGTAGTGCTTGAAGGAGCCGTCGCAATCGGTCTGCAGGAACCACGCGTTCGCGTCGGTGAAGTAGTGGTTGAGCGACGCGCCGCCCGGCACGCTGCCCATATTGTAGACGGCAGAGATGTCGTTGTTGGCGGTGTTGGTGCGATACGCCGAGCCGAGGATGCGGTCCGCGGTGAACTGCAGGCCGTTGGGGACCAGCAATTTCGTGACCTTGAACTGCTTCCGGAGGCCGGCGGCGTCCTTGAAGTTGGCGATGCCGATGATGGCCTGTTCGAGCGACGTCTCGTTGAGATCCGCCTGGACAGTGAATGTGTTGGCCACCGTGCCATTGTCGATCGGATGCGTCGTCGAGTAGACCGGCTTGCCGTCGCCGATCGGGTAGGAGGTCGAGAACCCGTTGTTGAAGATCGATGCGCCGAGGACTTCCTTGGTCTGCGCCATGGACGACTTCAGGGCCTTCGCCTGCAGCGGGAACGCCGACTTGTAGAGGTTGTCCTTGATCGCCTGGCGGGTGATGATGAACCCAACGGCGACGTAGCGGTGCAGGTAATTGGTGATCGAACGCTGCCCCATGTCGTCGTAGACGGTGCTGGCGCCTTCAGCCTTGATCTGCGCCAAGCCGAGGAGCTTGGTTTCGACCTCGATTTCCTGCTGCATGTCGGAAGTGTGCTTCTCGAATGCCTCGGTCCATTCCGCCGGGAAGTCTCGGTAATCACCAAAGACCGCCGCGAGGCCGGGGCGCAGGAGGGACCGGATGGCAGTAGTGTTAATGGCCATGATTCATGTCCTCCTTACACGCCCGACGTGCCGACGGACTTCAGTTCGTGGGTGTTCCACGTAACCAGCCAGTTGGCATACGAGCCGACCACGTTCCCGGGGGTGGGATCGAGGCCCATGATTTTCAGGTTCAGCGTCGCAGTGGTGTCCTCCGACGCGTTGTTGATGGTGGTGCCGCTGATGTAGCTCGGCGCAGCGCCTGCCTGGACGTAGAAGTTGATGTTCAGGTTGACGTCGGTGAGCGCCAGCGGCGTGCCGGCCGCGCCGGAACCGTTGGTTTCCTGCATCGTCATGACCAGGTTGGGGTCATCCTCGATGAAGGCGGTCGCGTTGGCCGAACCGAAGGTCGCCTGTGCGGCTGGCCAGTACGGCAAATTCTGCAGGGTGCCGGTCGTGTCGGTGAACTGGATGCCGGTGAACACACCGCGCACGGGGCTGCCCGCGACGCCGATGCCGATCGTGCCGTCATTCAGAGAAATGACCGGATCATACTGATAGACAGCCGTCGGATAGGCGGACGCAATGGGATATGCGTTCTGCGCGCCGTTCCAGGGGCTGCCATTGAGGTAGCGGATCGGCTTGCAGCCGTTACCGCGATTCGTACCATAGGACATGGCTATACTTCCTTTCGTGAAGCGATGTTCGCTGACGATTTCCCGCGCGTATCGCGCGACGTGGCTGAGGAAGTTAACCAGCCAAACCATGTCCGACGTTGCCGTCGAGGGCGCCTGTTGCAGGTGGCCTATCTGCGTAGATTACGTTATTCGTTATACCGTGTAAAGCGGTTTTTATAGAGTGGTGGTGGGGCCGCCGCCGGAGGGTTAGGGCAGCGACGGCCCCGACGCCAGCGCCGCGGGACAGGGGGAACACGGCGCAGCGTTCTGTTAATCCTGGAACTCCGGTTTATCCGTCACGCGCTCGAACTGGACGCGGCCGGAATTGTTGAACGTCGGTGCGCCGCCGAGTCCTTCCTGCTGCCAGGCGATGCCTTCCATGACGACGCGGTTTTCTGATTCAAGCTCCTCGCGCCGGCGCCGGAAATCCTTGGTCGGCATTTCGCAGAGGATCAACCCGCCTTCCGCGATGATGCTTTCGTTGGACTGCATGACGCCGGAAATGTTGATCATCGGGAACATATCGGGATGACGATCACGCGGGACCGGCGACCAACCGGCGCGGATTTTCTTGGAGATGTGCGTGTTGTCCGGCTGGTTCATCGATGCCGAGCGGATCCACGCATAGGTCATGCCGTTGGGAATGACGTGCTGTGGAATGTGCAGGGTGCTCTGAAAGACGCTCTGCAGGCTTTCGCGGTGGTTCGCCCGACGGGTTTCCGCGCCGCGCGACTGGGCCTGGCGTGATTGATGTGGCATTTGGGTGTCCTTTCTTACTGCCGAGCTCTGTCGGACTGTTCGGTTTTCCATTTGGTGATTGCGTAGGACTTCATGGCCTCGCCGAAATCCTTCACGGGCTTGCCGGTCTTGGGGTCTTTGATCAGGCCCTGCGTCATGTAGCGGCGCACCATGTCCTTCTCGTCGGCGCTCAGGCTGACTTTCGTGCTGGGCGTGCTGGCCAAGCCGCCATTGCTGGCCCGGGTCGCCGGGGCCGTATCCGGTCGGCCGCCGTTCATGGCCGGGACCTTGCTGCCGTTCGGCTTTTCCAGATCGACGATGTTGGCGAACCGATCAGGGTATTTTGCCTGAACAAAGTCCTCGATTTCCTTGAAGTATTCCGGAGACTTGCCGATTTCGTCACCGCGTCCGGCCTCGATATATTCGGCTTCGATCACATTGGCGTAGCTGACGGCGACCTTGTGCAGCAACGGGTCGTAATCGTCGGATTCCGGATTGAACCATGTCGTGCCGGCGATCCATTTCTGGGCCTCCGGCGCCATGGTCGGCTGTTGCTGTTGCTGCTGGCGTTCCTGCTGTTCCGGGACACGCTCGCCGCGATGTTCAGTCTGCTGGGTTTCCTTCTTCGGCTGCCGGGCCTTGAACCGATCGATCTCGGTCTTTTCAGACGCCCATTTATTAAGCTCAATGGTGGCATCGCCCATCTTCTCCGGGTCGCCGGTTGCCATGGCATCCGCGTATGCGCGCTTGGCAGACTCAAGGCTGACGCTGACCGTGCGCTCATAGTTCGCGAAATTGGCCCGGTCCAACTGGGCTGACCGCTGGGCCTCTTTCTCGGCCTGCTGCCGCCACTCGTCGCGCTCGCGTTCCAGCTTCTGCGCGTATTCCAGCGCCTCCTGCCGTTCGCGGGTCAGCGTGTTGATGCGCTTGTTGGCCGGCACGCGGTTTCTCTGCTTGTCAGCTGTGGCTGCCGCAGCGGCCTTGGCCGTCGCGTCCTCGTCGGCAACGGAATCCGCTGTCGATAGGTCCTCGTCTGAAAGTTCGACATCTACCGGCAGGTTCTCGTCGTCGCCGGTATCAATTGTGGTGTCCTTCTCGCCGTCCATGATATTCATCTGCTACCTCACATCCTGTCCGTCACATTGGCGGCCATCACGTCGTTCGGATCCTTGATGACGGCCATGATCTTGTCGTCCGCGATGATGCCGACCGCCACGGATTCGCGATACGTGATCTGGAAGCACTCATAGCGCGGAATCACCACCCAATCGCCGACCTTGCACCACGGGCTGACATAGCGCGGCGTCCCGTCGGCATGCGTGCCCTTGTAGGCGTCCGGTCCGACAGCCACCACCAGCGCGGCCACCGACGTGTAGCGGTCGCGCGCAGCCGCCTGACCGGGCAGGTAGATCGTCGCTTCCGTGCCGTCGTCGCGCACGAGCGTTTTGTATTCTTCCGGTCGAACGTAAATCTTGACCGCGATCTGATACCCGCATGGCCGCAGATGCAGCACGTCGCCGGTAATCTCGCGAATCTGTTCGTCGATCAGCGTCTGCGCCTCGACCTCTTCATGCGGCTCGATATAGCTCAATGGCATTGCCGGCCCGTTTGGCAGCGACGCCGCCCCGTTCGTAACCCCTGTCATCCGTAAAACCTCTCTTGCTGTTGCGGCTCCTGCTCTTCCTCCGGCACGGCGGCCGGCGACGTGAGCACCCTGTACGTGTCGTTAATGATTTCGATCGCCTTCTCGATGGCCTCGACCGATGCCACGATTTCACAGTGCGTGACGCCGATATATTCGATCGTCACCGGCGGCACGGATGTCATGCCCTTCTCGCCCTGCACGACCTGGCCGGGGCCATGGCGCAACCGACGCAGCTTATCCATTTCCCTGTCTCTGTGCGTCTCCAGACGGCTGACCGTCCGGCGGCGCATTTCCTCGGCACTCAAATTACCCTCCTATTTCTTCCGCTTCCCCTTCAAAATCCCGGTCTTGGCATCCGCGCGATTGAACTCTTTGGCAACCTTGGGCGGGATTCCCATCTTGCGCGCCATCTTTGGATTGTGCGCGGCCATGGCCATCGTGACGGCCTGTTTTTTCGTTTTTGACGGCATCCCTACCTCCGTTTACGAGGCGGCGTCATGTTGACCGGAATCTTACCACCCTTCGGCAGCGGCGCTGGCTTGCCGCTGGAATCGGAGACTCCGCGCCGACTTTTGGCCGCCCCGCCTGCCGCCATTTTCAGCGCAGCAGGCTTCATACCCGCGCTCGGCGTGCGCGGTGCGGGCTTCGGTGCGCCGGCCGCCGCGCCCTTCCCGAGGCCGCTGGTGCCGCCGTTCGCCATGCACTTTCCGCCTGATTTCTTATGCATCACGGCCGTGCCAGCATCCGAACCGGGCGACGCCTTCGCGCGCGCCACGGCGCCACCACCGGCCTTCTTCAGCGCCGAAGGCTTCACCATGCCGCGAACCATCGCCTTGTCCTGCTTGGCGTCCGAATGAACGGCGCCGCCCTTCGCGAAATTCCGCACCGTGCCGGGCGCCGTGACCATCGATCGCGGGCCCATCGCGGGCGCGGTCGGCTTCACAATCTGCGCCACTTCCGGCATGAGGGCGCGGGCTTTCGCGCGTTGGCCGGCACCAAGATCCTTCATAGCCATGACACTCTCCTCTAAACGCCGGTCTGTTTCCGGCCTTCGTTAACGACATCCCGGACATACCCGACATCCGGATTCTGGTTGTCAGCGATATTGGCCGTCGCCCGAACGAGTTCAATCTCTTCCTTGGACTCACGGTCCAGCGTCTTGGTCTGGGCATCGACGGCGATCTTCTCGCGCGACACGTCGACCTTGGCCATGCCGACGGCGAATTCGCCTTCCGCCTTCTTGGCCTTGATCTCCAGATCACGGGCGGCAATCTGCTCCGCCGTCATATCCGGACCGCCGCGTTCGGCTTCCAGCAACTTGACGGCCTGCGCGACCATGACGGCAATCTGGTTCTCGACTTCCGGCGGCAACTGCGCGCCCGGCGGCGGCAACTGGATGCCCAGCACGCGCTCGACGTCGACGCGCATCTTCAGCGCCAGATGTTCCGCGATATGCGCCTGCATGGCCGGCATGTCGCCGATCATCTTGTGAACCTCGATATGGGCCTGGTGATCCTGCGCCAGCCCGGCTTTCAGCGGCTGGTTCTGCATGGCGTTCATGTTCTCGGTCAACGGGTCCAGCGGCTGCGCCTGCTGCGGCGGCGGCATGATGGCGTTGATCTGGTCATCCGGCATGCCCATGGCCTCATAGACCTGCCGATACAGCAGCGGGATATTGTGCGAACCCGGAGGCGCCTGCAGACCCATGGTGAGCTTGGCCTGTGCCGTGACCATCCGCTGCGACGACGACGTGATGTTCGGATCGGATACCGGGATGACGTCGATTTCGTCACTGAAATCCCCGCGCATGATCGTCGACATGCCGCCGCGGACCGGGAACGGATACGGCTCCTCCGGCAGATTGGCGCCGAATTCGGACTTCAGCAGCGCCAACTCTTCCTTCATCGCCTGATGACCGAACTTGATCATCTGGGTTTCGATCTTGTTGGCGGCTTCCAGCAGCGCCAGCGTGGTGCCGACCGGGGCATCCTGCCGCCCGTCGCCGACCGCAATTTCGGTGGCGCCTGATAGGCGGCGGCCGTTTTCCTGCGTATGCTGGAGCGTCGCCAGCGACACCGGCGAGACTTCCTTGTACGGCATTGCCATGAACGCCTGGTTGATCGGCATGCCGGCCGTGTCGATCTCGACGAACTGGCACGGCCCGATCATCAGGCTGTTTTCTTCCATCCGCAGGCCCTTCTGCTTCAGGCCGCCGGGGAACATATTGAGGGTATTCGCGTCAATGATCTGACGGGTCAGTGATGTTGCCGTTTTCGTCGAATTGCCGAGCACGTGGCACATGCCGAGGCCGTAGAAGCCCGGGCCCTGCAGCAGCTTGTAATGGACGAATTGCTGCTTTTTCTGGAAAGCCGGATCGCCCTGTTTCCAGTTCCGGTAGATGGCGAGGATCTTGTTGGTTTCCGGGTCGAGGGTGATCCGGTAGGGGAGCGGCAGTCCGGACGGCACATGCGCGCCTTCGATGCGGTGCTCGTAACCCTTCAGGTCCAGGTCGACATGGGATTCGTAGAACGTGAAATCTTCGTCGCCGTTGTAAAGCGACTGGTTGTTCGGATTGTACTGGCCGGATGCCTGATCGATTGCGGCCTCGAGTACCGTTTGCTGGACGTCAGGGCCGCTGTCGATGAGTTCGATATCCCGCCAGAACCCGCTGAGTTGCAGGCCGCGGACCTGCCGGCGCGACATCGTGCTGATCTGCGTCATGCGCGGGCAGTCGTAGAGGGATTTGGTGTCGTAGGAGACGACGAAATGGTCGGCGCGGATGAACGGGCTGACCGGGCGTCTGAGAATGGGGTGCTGGTAGACCTTCTTGAACGTGCTGCCCGCGAAATACCACCAGAACAGCATTTGCGCATAGTCAGGATAATATTCCGGCGCCAGCTTGGTGAGATAGAGGTTCATCCAATCCTTGACGCGCCGGGCCTTGTCCTCGCGGGCGGTATCCGAATACCCTATGAGTTGGGTCTTGACCGGGCCGGATGGCGGGATGAGCTCGGCGTTGGCGTTGGCGGTGCCGCGCAGGATGGCTTCCATGAGCAGCGGGTCGACGGCTCCGGAGGCACCCTTGAACGGAAACTGTCGGTCCTCAATCTTGATCCCCAGCAGTTTCATGCCTTCCGCGAGTTGGCCTTCCCAGTCCTGCCGGCTGTTTTTGTCCTCGCCGACCGCCTCAACCAGCCGTTCGGCTATGGCGTTGAGATCCGTCTCCCGCATGTGCTCGGCCAGATTGGCACCGTGGTCGCGGGATGGGTCGCTGTCTGTGATGAGTCTGCTGGAGAAATCGATGATTGCGCCGCCGTCGGGCGTATCGCTGACCGTCGCGCCGTCGATATCGGCTGTGAAATCCAGAATATCGGGATCATCCGACAGGTCAATTTCTGTCGGGCCGTCGTCAACGATCCGTTCCGCTCGGCGCCCTGCGTTCATAAACGAAGATAGTAAATCCGTTATGCTCGGGTGTCAATTGCGTAATCACATTGCAATCCCCTCACGCCGCTGCTTCTCGGTCCAGCATTCGGATGCCGCGTTCATGGCCGCGCCGATTCCGTCGAGCGGATAGCGATAGCCGCCGGATTTCGTCGTGACCAGCAGATAGGGTGCGGTTTCCAGCGCGGCCAGCGTGCCGGGCGTGGCGGCCGTCCAGAAATAGACCAGCCATTCGCCATCGGAAATGCCGACCAATTCCGTCGATTGCGTTTCGCCAAACTCAAAAAGCGCGTGGATCAGTTCGCCATCCTGGTTGTTGTACGCCTTGGAATAAAAGGTCAGCCATAGTGACCATGTGCCGTTCATGTCCGGCGCGACCGCGAACGAGAAGATCACCTGATCGTAAATCCGGCTGCCGATACACGATGTCTGCGGCATGTCCGGCATGGCGATTTCCCATGGCCCGACTGTTTCATATGGGCGACTGACCCAGGCATAGGCGGCGGCGGTTATCAGCATGCCGATCAGCGCGGCAGGAAGGATTCGCAGTCTCATGGCGTCGTCTCCGTTGGTTTTTCCAACACCTGACAGCGATGGCAGATGAACGCGCCCGGCTCCGGCTCGAGCCATCTGGCCGCCCGGGCGAAGCGTGTGAGGGCGTCCGTGTTCAGCGCGGCCGTCGATAGTTCGACCCCGCACCGGTCGCAGGCGGCGATGTAATCGGTAATCCGGCGTTCTTTGATCATCCGTAAATAGCCTCCGGTATATCGCGCACCTCATCCGGCGGCGGCACATTGGCGTCATCCGATCGCCACACCCAGCCGGATTCCTGCGCCCTGATAATAGCCTGTGTCATGGTATCCACCAAATCTCGGCTGGCGCCCTTCGGAAAACTCGCGAACTGCGACAGCGCCACGTCCGCAAAATGCCGCGGGCGCGTGAAATCCGGCGGTAGGCCCGGCACCCAGATATGGCCGCTTTCCAGCGTCGGCGTCGTGAACCGCACGCGCTGCGTCTTGTCGCCGTACCGATCGGGATTGAACCCTGACACCGTGACACCCGCCCGCTGCAGATCGCGGATGAGGATCTTACCCGTCGTCTTATCTTCCACCAGGATCATATCCGGTTTCAGCGCACGCTTGGCAGGCTTCGGCGGCTTGTCCAAATCCCCGTCGTCCAGGTAGTTTTTCGACAGGCGCTTGGCGTGCTCGCGGAGTTCATTGTATTCACACCGCTTGCGCCATGCCGCCAGAAGGATCATATTCGGCAGTTCGTGCTGGTCCTTGAACACACCCCATGTCGTGCAGGCGTTGAACGCCGCCTCCTTTTTTTCCGACAGCGCGGTATCCCACGATTGGATGATGTAATCCAGTTTCGGGGTCGCTTCCTGCGTCCACAGCCGGAACCATTTCCGTTTGATAATCCCGCCTTCGCCGGGCGCCGGGCGTTGTTGAAGCTGGCCGGAGATGTTGTATTCGGTGCGCAGTTCTCGTTTCAGCCGGTCGAGTTCCGGGCGACCGACGCGCTCGGGCCATAGCAGGTCGTTCTCTTCCTTGCGCGGGTCACGCCATTTCTTGCCGTTCGTCGACGGCAGCACGACGGTCACGCACCGACTGCCCGGCTCGAATTCCATGGGCAGCCTCAGATGCACCCAGCCGTTATCCTTGGCGGACGTGATGATGCCACTCAGATCCTTCTCGTGAATGCGCTGCTGCACGACGATGCGGCGACCGGTCCGGAAGTCGTTCAAGCGCGTCGGCATGACATCTTCCCAGAAATGCTGCACGACATCGAGGCCGGCTTCGCTGACGTCGGAGGCCGAGTTGGGATCGTCTAGACAGTTGTGGACTAGAATCCCATTGGCGTAGTAGTTGCGATTGTTGGCGACGCTGATGTTGTAGACCGGCGCCGCTGCTGACGACAATTTCCTGACGGATGTGACCTTAGAAGTTTTCACAGTTCACCTGCTTTATCCACCCGCGGTCTATCGCCCGCTCAAATTCTCTCCCAAGCCATCCGCGCCGTATCGCATCGATCGCTGAAAACGGATTCGGCAATAGCGGTATTGACGATTGCAACAACCCACCGCGATCATATTTTGAGAGCACCGGCGCGCCTGACTTTACAAAGACGCGGTTCTTAAACTTAGAAAGCGAGTGTGCGATTTGTAGACGCATCTCTGGATCAGCCATAACCCTCTTCTGGTTCTCGGACAATTTCTTCAACTCATCCGGATTGGATAGGCGCGCAAGATTTCTCTGTCGGGCGCCTTCTCTAAAGTCTGGATTGTCCCAATGCTTCGCGCGCAGCCGTCTCTTTACATCGGTTTTGTTTTTTGAAAATGCGAACCCCATCTGCAATGGCTTCTGGCGGGCGGACAAAATCATGGCCCGGTACTCCGGGTCGGCCCACTTTTGCTTAATGCTCTCTGCCCGCTGCGCTTTTCTTTCTTCAGTCCAGTACTGTTTTTGAATTTCCAGGTTTTTCTTCATGGCAGATGGCGTTTTGTGAGTGCGAGATAATTTCTTTCTGCGATTTATCTCCGTCTCGGAGGCCGCCCCGTGTACGCCATCGCCGCCGATCGTATTGTTGTAGCCGTTCGGCCACTTTGAATTAAACGCCACGATGGCCTTGATCTCTAGGTCCTTCAGATAATCGGCGTCGTTAGCAATCACCAAAACTCTTTTCTTGATGGTATCCGCACCATATTTTTTAATTGCCTTGGCGAGATATGTTTTGTTCCGCACCGATGCCGAGACGTGTTGCTTAAACCGCCACTCTATGTCGCGCGTAGTTATGCCGACATACTTCTTGTCATTCGGGAATGTCAGCATGTACAGGCAACCCATCAGAACCTAACCACTTCATCGCCGTCACAAATTTCCGATGCCCTAATATATCCCTTTCCAACCACAAACACCGAATGATTTTCCGTTAGGCGCAGTGTTGTTCCATCGTCCAGTTCAATCTCCACCATGTCGGTCGCATGATTGGCGTGCCGCATTTCAATTTGGCGCAACTCGGATAGGCAAAGGTCGTGATTGAAAGACCAGACTGCACCACACCACGAGTGTTCCACGATATCGCCAATCATCATCGGACCGCTTTCCGTGCTGATCATCGCGTCATACGGCAGGCAAAAAATATCCGCGCCTTCCCCCGTGACCGTGCCGGTAATCGACGACGTGACGCGATACCCGCCGGCCGTATTGTCGAACCGCACCTTCGTGTTCTGGTCGAGCGCCAGCGTGAACGCCGACCCCCATCTGCGCTGATACCAGTCTGATTCCAGCACGCGGCGCGACCGAACGTGATCGCGTCCGGAGAGCTTATCCGAATAGCTGACATACATGAACTGCAATTGCGGATGATCGATCCATGCCCATGGCACGAGGGCGACGGATACCAATGAGGATTTGCTGGTCCGCGGCGGTTGATTGATCAGCAGATCGCGTATCTGCCCGTCGACGACGGCCTGGACGTGCTCGGCAATAGCACCGATCGCCCAGCCCCCTATGAACGGCCGAGCGCCTTCCCATTGTGGCCACGCCTGCTGCAGAAATTCATACAGACTCCCGCGCGCTGCCCGGCGCCGCATCAGTTCCTGCGCGGCTTCCTCCGGTGTCGGCGGTTTCAGGATGGCGGTCACGCGCGCATCCACTCCCCATTCCTGACAATCCGTTCATCGTTCGGCGCCATCTCAACAGCCTTCTCCCAATACCCGCGCGCGGCGTCCTTCAGGCCCATATGCCACGCCGCGACGCTCGCGATATCGTAGGCACCATAGCCCCATGCTTCGGCTGTGACCAGATAGTGCCCGGGCCGTTCCGTGATCGACAGCGCCCGCGTCGCCGCCTGCAATGCGCCGATCCAATCGTTTCGTTTCAGTCGGAACTGCGCCAGTTCATACCACGCGTCGCGACTGTACGGCGCTTCTGATACAGCACCCAGATACCAGCCTTCGTCGCCGGTCATGCGCCCGAGAAACCGCATGCTGGCCGCCCGCTCCTCGTTCCATTTCGCGGTCGGCAGTGTCAGGTGGCGCTGCAGTTCCGCAATGCCTTCCTCGGTGCGACCCTGAAACATATATTCGCGCCCGAGATAATGGGATGCCCGGTCGTCCATCGGGTTTTCGCGGACCGAGAGTTCCAGCAGCGGCAGATACGAACTGCGGGGTTTGCTGTCGTCCGCGTGATGGTGGATCAGCGTCGCCGTGGTCGTGACGATGTGTTCCGCGCCGGATGGGCAGATCGTTTCGTGGACGGCGCCCTTCCACTGGTAGCCGTTGCGATGGTGCGCGCGGTCGGCCTGGAATTGCACGTTCGGCGTGCCGTCGGCATTCCAGTTCCAGACGTAGTTATAGCGCAGGCGCGTTGCTTCCGGCGTCCAGACAGATTCGACGATCTCACGCCAGCCGGGCACCAGGATTTCATCGAGGTCGAGGGTGATGCAGAGGTCGATGTCGGCGGGCAGCAGAGCGAGTGCCGCGTTGCGGGCGTGGTCGAAGCGCCAGGGGGAGATGTGGATGCGGTACACGCACGGGTACGGCGGCATGTTCCTCGTGGCGTCCGTCGACCCCGTGTCTGCCAGCAAAATACGGTCCGCGTCGCTGGCAGATTTCGCCCACCGCTCGACGTGCTTCTCTTCATTCAATGCAATCGCCGCAACCGCAATTCTCATCTCCGCTTCCTTCTACCAATCCAAGCCTCAGACGGCAGGACCGTATCCACCACATGCACGGCACCCTGCTTCTTCAGATATTCCAGCAGGTCCATTAGGTCCATTTCCGTAATATTGTTGCCACATTCATTATAGCAGCGTATCACCAGACGGTCGTTCGACCGCATGCGCAATTCGACCTGCATTTCTTCACAATATTCCCTGACCGGAATCGTAGCCAGCGCGACAGACTCACTCATCCTCCACCTCGATAACATCCTTGCTGATATCCTTGGACGACGCGATGCGCATCAATTGCTCGTCAGTCATCATCTCGGGCCGAAATCCGTGAGTGACCGAAATATTTGTCTGCAACAGCCCGAGTAACATCGACTGCAATTTTTTCGCGCCGATCGCGCTGGCATGTTGGCCGTCGTCCAGCGCGCGCTGAAACACGGTTTCCATATCCGCCACGATACTATCCCGCGTGACCTCCAGCGGCTGCATGCTCGTCTCAATCCGCTCCAGCGCCTTCAACGCGGCGACGATCTCCGGCTTCTGCAACTGCCTGTTGGCCACCACCGTGATCGGATAGCGCGCGTCGCGGATGCCTGCCCGGATGCACGCCTGCACGGCGTCGCCGGTCAGCCGGTACTGTTCGACGAATACCGCGTCCTTGTCGGATTGATCGTCGGCGTCGGTGCGGTCGGGGATCATCCTACCACCTTAAACTTAGCCCGCCGTTTCAGCGCTTCGATCTCGCGGCGTTCCAGCCGGTCGGCTTCCTGAATTGCCGCCAGGAACGCTTCCATCATGGCCGCCGTGTCCTGCGCGCGGCGCTTTTCGACAAGGAGCGTGGCTAGGAATTCTTCGGTGGTCACTGCAAATGCTCCTCATCCGGTTCCCATTCCTGCAGCGCCGCCGCCAGATTCATCTTCTCGATTTCGTCCGCGTGCTCGCGCATCATCTCCTGTGCCTGTTCCTGCAGAAACAACTGCGTGCAGCCCTGGACGCACATCGCCTTCAGCCGCGCGTTATCCGACGCCAGCACGAGCACCGTCGCATGGTCGATCCTGTTGGCACACCGGCGCAGCCAGCGGGCCAGCCGCGCGCGCCAGGTCGTATATTCAGGGATCGTGCCGATGCGGATGATCATAGGGCTAATCCTCCAGCAGGTTCATCGCGTGCCGCTTGGCGAAATCGATCATCCAATTGGCGTCCTTCCGCGACATCGCCGACGATCTTACCATAAGATTATTGTCGTGGTCATAGCCGATCACCATCACGTCCTGATACTCGACATGGCGGCGGCAGCAGAATTCGAGGCATTCCTCGACTGACATATTAGTGTGCGCCCCGAACGCCTGCACCACGTTATCCGCCATCCCCCACCTCCTTCTCATACTCCGCCGCCAGAAACCGCGCCAATGCCAGTTCAAACACGTCGCACTTCTTCACCTTCCGCCGACGGCAGAACCCGTCCAGCCGCGTCACCAGATCCAGCGGCAGGTCGGTCGCGATCTTCACCTTCAGCGTGCGCTCGGAAACGGGCTTACGGGGCATGCTGCTGTCCGTTCCGTCGGGCATGATACGCCCAAACCAAATTCATCTTCTTCGCCCGCGCGATCACGGAGGACGGCGAGCGGCCCGGCAGTTCCGCGGCAATTTCCCTAGCCGGGGCGCCCTCCGCCATCATGCGCTGCAGCGTCTCATTCTCAGTGTCAGAATATTCCTCGCGGCCACGAACCGGCTGCAGCCCCAGCATATCCAGTCGCCGTTGCAGCATCGTCCAGTCGAACCCGGTTTCGCGCATCATATGCGCCTTCGTGTGGCCCGCCTCGACCATGCGCCGGATATCCGCCAGTGATCTCATTCTCTTACCTTTTCCAGCCAGTACCGCGCCGTGATCGTCGCCGGCAGCGATCCGATCTGCTGCCACTGCCTGAGCACCGGTCGACCGGCGTGTTCGCCGATATCCAGCCACGTCACGGTTTCCGCCGTCCCGATCTGCCGGATCGACAGGGTGGTGCGATCGAACATCACTTCCCTCCATCATCTTCCCACCGGCCCATCTGGGTCCGGCGAAACTTCAGTTCACGGCGCGCGGCCAATAACTCCTTCGCGTGGGCAACAACGTGCTTACGTAGTGGTGGCCCGGCATTGCGCATCATTTCCGCCAGCACATCGGCTCTGACACGCACCAGCCCGTCGCTATACCGCGCGCGCATCACACCCCCACCCCGCGCGGCCGCCCGCGCATCCTGCTCATCCAATCCGACCGGGCCAGCGCGGAGCCGAACGCCGCCGACGCCCGCAGATACGCCCGCTCGTTCTCATCGAAATACAGCGCCATCAGGTTCACCAACGACACGCGCACGTCGTCCGGCATCGGTTGCTTACGCATCGGTTCCCTCCAAAAACTTCAGATACCTGCGCGCCAGTCGCAGCACGCGGTCGCCGCGCTTATCCGTCTCCGGCGCGATGTTCCGGTCGGCCATCTCCAGCGCTTTCAGACGCAGGTCGCCGCGGTCATCGATATCGGTCTGTCGAATGTCGGTTGTCACCATACCCTCCTATATCACCGTCAATTCCGTCCCAACCCCACCCATCGCCGGCGTCACCACCTGCGACACCCAGGCCATCGCGCGCTTATCCGACCCGATCACCAGCGCCCGGTCATACCCGCTGGTCCGCGCAATCTTCTCGCCGATCGCCGCCACCAGGAACCAGTCGGCGCCGGCCTTCCACGCGCGCCCCACGCCGTCGACGGACACGGCTTCCGGCCGCGTCATCCGCACGATGTTCTGCGCGTCACGGATCGTCGAGGCTGCTATGAGGATTTTCATGCAACCACCCGTGCAAAATACAGCCGCCACGATGCGACACCAGCCACCACGGCGCATAGGAGCCAGCCGTCGGCGCCCATGGTTGCCAGCGTCTGCCGCTCACCCTCCGGCGTGTACGCGACCGCAATCGTATACTCGTACTTCACAGCGTCCTCTCCTCGATCTTCTGTTCCAGCATATCGGCGGCTGTTTCCATCGCCACGCGCCCGTCCATGCCAACACACCCAGGCGCCGCATCCCGCAGCATCTTCACCACCACTCTGCCGAGCCGCGCGGTCAGGGCCTTCACTTCCTCGGCGGCGGCTTCCTCGGGGGTCATCGCATCACCCACCGATCCATCTGCTCATACGCGACACGCCCGTTCTCAAACGCCCGCGCCAGCACCTCCCACGCGACGCCCAGGCAGAAAAACGGCACGCTCACCGCCACGACCGCCGACGCCACCACGAACGTCCCGGCCTCGCGCACATAGCTACTCATTCGCCTGTCTCCTTCGGCTTCACATACTCGGCCTGCACAATCTCCGGCTCGGCGAACCGCAACGGAGACGACCCGCATACCGTCCTCCATACAAAACCTTCCTACCTAACTTACGCCACACCATACGGCTGGCAACCCAAATTTTTTCCGGCGGTATATCCGACACTCCGACAGAAATATGCAGCGAAATGTTAAGAATGGTATTGTGCGGTTGCGTCTACGAATTTTTGGCGGGAATTGGGGAGAGTGGGCGGACTGGTATATATGCCGGCGCATACCCTTAATAAGTGGGTGGGTGGGGTCGGCTGCTGCCCGCGGTCGGACCTGGCCCGAGCTCGTCGACGCTGGCTGGATAGGGCAGTACCGTTGACCTATACATCCGTACAACAGCACGTGACCTGTGGCCAGCACGCGCGGTGCTCGTCGATCGATAGCACACAGCGCACGAGCCGGCCTGCTCGACCGGATGCGGGAATCGTATCGTTAACCATATTATTCCGTTGCGTTACGTGGTTGTATGTGGTAGCGTGCAGTATCGTTAATGAGGGAGAGACATCATGCTCAATTGGATCAAAGCTGAAATCAAAAACGAACGCGCATATCGCCGCGAGTACGCGCCCTATCAAACCGTGATCGAGGCCGCGTGCTTTGCGGCCGTGATGATGCTGGCCACTGCGCTTCTCGCAATCGCCTAACCCAGAAAGGATCCCAGATCATGGACCGCGATACACTCGAAACCCTGTGCGCCGAGATTGCAAAAAGCGTTGGCGCGAATTGGAACATCATGGGGACCGGCGGCGGATGCACCGCGTGGTGTTATGACGTGAGCGCCAGCGAGGTCGGCCCCAAAGGCTATCTTATGGTCGAATCCGATCTTAGCCACTACGGCGATCCGCACGCTAAAGAGTGGTCGGTCGGTGTTTATAATAGCAACGGCGACGACTGGATCTGTGCGTACGACTACCGCACGCTAGATGAAGCCCTGCGCCTTGCGCTGCGCCTTGCAGTCCCCGCCGAAAATTCTGGCCAGCGGGTAGTTGAGGACCTCGACGCAAATTATTTGACGCACGATCCGGGCCGTTTGTGGCTTGCCAATGACCGCGACTAACAGCCCCCCGGAAAGGCAAGGAACATGAAACCCAATCGCAAACCTTTTGAACTGACCGCCGCGCGCGCCGAGTGGCTGGCGAAAGCCTGCGAGATTGCGGCCGCGCAATGGCCACTCGGATCCGTCAATCACGCCACCTACCTGATGCTGGCTGAGAAGCTGGTCGACGGCGACACACTGACCCCTAACGCCAATTAGAGAGGATCCCAGATCATGGCAACAAAAACATACACAGCGACGATAACCCATGCGTCCATCAGCCGGGCGCGGGTCATCCCCATCACAGGCTCACTGCTGGCCGCAAAACAGGCGGCGACGCGGGAGTTTGCCGGGGATTTTAACGACTACAACATTGTGATTAGCGACGCGGACGGGCGCACTGTCGCGATCCGCAAGATGGGCGCGCGGCAATGGTCGACCTGGGAGGTCGATTAACTATCCTAAACCGGTTAACAGGAGAATAAAATGGAATGGGTTAGACACTGTGAAATTGACGCCCAAGGATACAAGATTCCCGGCGTCATCAAGTGCGACTGTGGCGCCAAGGTTGAGCTTGATTCTGGGTGGGCAAATGAGTGTCGGCGTTGCCATGCCGAGTATAACGGCAGCCGCCCGCGCGGAGATCGAGCGGCACCATGTCCGCTGGTCCCGCTTGGACGCTAAGTTCGACCGGCAGTATCACAAGGCACTGCACGACACCCACGGGCGGAACAATTACCTGTGGTGCTCGTATTGCCGCGCGGCGAAATGACGCCGCTATTACACAACTGTATTTCTACGGATACGCAAGCCAAATACGCAGGAATACATTCCATGGACCACAACATAACCCCTACCCCCCTACCCCACCCCCCCACTACATCTTGTGTTTACTAAATTTTGCAAAACTCACATACGCAAGTGAACGCTCGTTCACATTTACGCAAGCGTAACAAATGAGGCTCAAAATGGACACCCTGAACCCGACCGATTACCCAACCCAAGACGCCTACCTGCAGGCAATGCGGCTCAAATATCACACGCGCCACAGGACCAAGGATCAGGCCGGCATCGCGGATCTGCCGCTATTTCAGACCGACCTCGAGGAGTTCACCAGCCAGACCCCGCACGAATAGGCCCACAACGGCCCGGAAACAGGGCTCCATCGCCCGCTGACACCACGCCAGCTACCACCCTACCTGACACGGCGCCCGGCCACCACCGCGGCGCCGTTTCTCTTGCCTGGATTAAGCCGCCTGTCGCCTGGCAACATCGCCCCGGATCGCCGTCTGTCAACCGCGGCGAGCTTTACGCAAGCGCCGACCTAACAACACATAACACACACTATACTGTGCTGTAATGCCGGTAATGAAATGTAATGGACTTGTAATGG